CCGTCATAGTTAGCTGCCATTATGAAATGCTCACGTAAGTTGCACCCGATTGTAAAGTAATTCCGTACAATTGATAATTTTCAGAAACATAATCAGATAATGGTGCATCGGGTGCGAGTGCAACAGTACCGCCATTGGTGTATGATACGTCACTTAATAATCCAGCACTTGCCCCTGTTTTGAATGTAGTTGGTTGAGGTGCTGAACTTCTTACTGCAAACCAAAACGCCCGTGGATTTGCATTTGAATTTGTAATTAATTGTGTTGCTAATGTTTTAACTTGATCACCTAATACAGTAACTCCAACTTCAACACTAGTATTATTAATTATGTCAGCTCTAGTTGGAACTGATAGTACACTAGCTGTCCATAACCAATAAGTTGGATATGTAAAACTAGCAGCTGCTGCAACATCAGACGAATTTGCAGGACCAAGCGTAACATTATACGCAGTGCCTGTTACTGTAACAGGTCTAGATGCAGTAGTTGTTAATGTCACATATCTAGCAGTAGATTTGTTACTGTGATTAATCGGAGCAGTAAATGTCATAGTACCACTTGCAGTAGTTGACGATACTGTTCCGTTTGTACCGCTAATTAAAAATGTTCTGTTACCTGCTGATATAGCTGATGCAGTTGGTGTGTAAGTAGTTGAAGTATACGCATCAAGGAATGTTTTTCCAGTTAATGCAGTAATTGCAATTGAATGCGATACTGTATTCCAGTTAACTGAAAATGTTGTAGTTGTACTCCAACTAGCTGTTGTTGTACCGTTATAATAATTAAACGCAACTACTCCACTTGCTGTACCACCAGTTGCAGAAGTTGAAGTGGATCTAATGTACGATGTAGAATTGTTAGTAGTAAAACTTTGATTCCAGTCTACGCCTCCAGCAGGTGTAACACTATACGCTCCTGCAGTATAATTTCCAAGTGTTGTAGAAATTGATCCAGTTGATTGTGTAATTGTTGCAACACTATTAATATATTGAGTAGGTACGTCAGCTGGATTATCAACAGTAACAGTAAATCCAGTTGCAGGAATATCCCAATTTAATGTTGAGCCTGCAGATGACACTGCACTTACGGTTGGTGTAAACGTTGCTAATGTTAATCGTAATGTACTACCTGAAAATTCTGCAACCCTAACTGTGTTAGTGACATCATTTTCTTTATAACCGGTAAGTGTGCGATAATTGCCGTTAGTTGACCAAACTAATGATTCACTTGCAGCAATAGATAACCCTATCGGTCCTTGTGGTCCAGTGTCACCTGTATCGCCTTTTAGTCCTTGTGGTCCTGTGTCACCTGTTAGTCCAGTATCACCTTTGATGCCTTGTGGTCCTTGAGGACCGACGATAGAACCAACATCGGTCCATTGTGTTAAATCAATTGGGTTGTCAGTATTACACACCCACAAATGGCCTAACACCATGTACCCATCACCGATAATTGCAGTGGTTAACAATTCTAGTTCAGAGGTTGAGGGTTTTTCACCTTTAAGTTTAATAGTACCAGGATTTATGTCGCCAATAAGTGTTGCTGCGGGTAATGAAATACTACCGTCAGCGCCGCCTGATATCGCGCCTTGGCCGACATAAATTGTGTCTGTTGAAAAGTACCCAGTTAATGCATGTATTGATGCAAAACGAGCATCTGGACTACCAAGGTTTATAGTTCCGTCAACATCTGGATATATGCTTGATGCAAGTAACCCGCCTACTGTATAGTCAATACTAATTGTTCCGTCGGCACTAAGAGTAATGCCGCTTCCAATTTTAACAGCACCTAGTTGAGTAGCAGTTGCTGCTGATGGCGACGATACAGGATTCCATAAATTGTCATATCTAAGGTATAATCTATGTTCAGCAGTGTTCCACCAAAATGTTCCACTACTTTCAGAAGTTGGAGGAGTATTACTTGATATTACTGATGCAGGATTACCAGAGGCACCAAGAGTGATAGGGATACCTCCAATAGTAATACCATCGGATAGTCTTAGATCACCAATTTCTTCATTATAAAATATAGTTCCAATTACACCAACATACTCGTCGGCTTCAATGGTTGTGATACGTCCTGATTTAATCTTTTGAATAGTCATACTGTATTTATTGTATGCTAAACAAAAGATCAATCAGTAGTTATGTGATTAGTACATGCGTTTACGATTTGCAGATACTGGATTTGCTTCTTTTTGCAGTTTTTTACGATAGCGTGCTTTAGCTGCACCTGCTTCTCGTTTACGTTTCGTAGTTGGTTTTTCATAAAACTCTTTTTTACGTAACGTTTCTAATTTTCCAGAATCTTCAACTTTGCGCTTAAATCGTCTTAACGATTGTGTAATGTTTTCATTTTCGCGCATTGTTACTTTAACTCTATTCTGCGTTGTTATCATCGTCTTCCTCTTTGTTGATTTGTTCTACAATCCAATCTAAATCAAATATTCTATTTTTAGAGATTAAATTGTAAGGTGTTAGTTCGTCATTAGTTATATAGTATGCATTAGGATGTGTAAGCATAAATGTGACAAACGATTTTGTAATCGGATCACAATTATCAATATCGATAATTACTACTGCTACTTGATTTGTAACACTTAGTAACCAATCAATATCTGCCTCATCAGTGTCATAGATAAAAATATTAATATCTTCATCGCTTTCGCCAATAATTGCATGAAACTGTTCTAGTACATGCGTTGATGGTTTTACTAACAAATAACCAACATCTAAATTAAAAAATTTATCAGGAGGGGTAATAACCGTAATTCTTCCTAATGGATTCATGTGACCTTCTATGTGGTAATTAATTTTGCCTTGTATTTATCAGAGAAGGACTTGACCGCTAATGATACTTTCTGTACCCCAGCTATTCCAATTGCTTTTGCAGCAGCCTTTGATAAATCAATAATTCTACCTTTAGAAAAGGGACCTCTATCATTTATTCTAACTAATACTGTTTGGTTATTAGCTAAATTAGTTACTTCAACTATAGTTCCAAATGGCAATGTTTTATGTGCTGCAGTTAGTTCTTTTGGACTAAAATATTCTCCGTTTGCAGTTTTAGGTCTGCGTCGATATCTAGGTCCAGATTCGTAACCATACCAACTAGCTATACCTTGCATTTCGTTAGATGTATGTGCTGATCTAAGTCTATGCTTATAATGCAGGTGTTTAGTTTTTTTATGTACACTGTGTTGTATTGAATGATTGTCAGTCGAATGTTTAGTAGCTGCATCTACTGGAGCTACGGTGGTAATTATTGAGAGGGCAAGGATCCCTGTTATTAGTGAATTTTTCATTTTTTCTCCTTTCACTTGGTGTGTATTAAAACAACTACACATTACATTAAGGGAGTAAACTGCACGAGGTTCTTCGAACCCATTTTGTTCGTGACGTCTTCTCCATCAGCCACAACATAAACTGCATGTTGCACCTTTGGCAAGCCTGGCTTCCCGAATTTCGCGGGTTTCTACTTTGGCCAAGACTCGCAGGATTGATTACATCTCTCAATCCAACTATCTTAGTTTCTCTCGAAACATATAATATATAGCATTGAACTTTAAAATTCTGTTAAAAAAGTGACTTTTTAACGAATTAAACTATACTATTTGCACATTATACGCTTGTTATTATATTTTGTCAAGCAAAAACTACTAAATATAAGATAATAGGAGTTTTTAATGAAAATACAAGATTTAATGGAAGGATATATTGCTGATTCACTTCCAGATTTAATTAATCACGCAAAATCGTTAATTATAATGTATACGAAAACATTACCTGAAATAGTACACAAATATGATTTCTCAGTTAATGATCCATATAATCCAACTGAACTTGGATTAGCAAATAGAGATATCAATGCATGTAAATTACAAGTAGGTAGTGTTAGATCAGTCTGGTTTACTAACAATTATTTGTCAGTTACTAAAAACAGAGCAGGTACCGGAATGCAAGGCGGCAAATCTGCACGCGGTTTGAAAAATGCGTTAGTTACCTTATCAGAAATTCCAGAACTACGTAAAGTACACGGTTTAAATCGTTTAGCGCATTTAGATGTAAACATTAATCCAAATAATAAAGTTCAAGCAACTGTATCTCAGCGTGTAAAAGGAACTGCACCAAAAGAAGCTGATATTCAAACATATGGTGAATTAATGAGGCATCTTGAAAATCTTTTACCAGACGTTATAAAAGCTATTGCTAAAGTGGCTAAGCCGCAGGATTTAGAATCTAGTTTTTTAAATGCAGAAGAAGTATTCGGAATAGGTGTTAGACTTGAAAATGCTATTGATAGATGGGAAAGTGTAAAAGGTACTATTCCAAAAAAATACGAAGGCGGAACTAGTTATAAAAAACAAGGTGACGCATTAGTAGCTACACACAAAAATAAAGGTGCAGACCTAGGTAAAAGTGATATAATGAAACCGGCTGAAAAGCCTGTTAAGAAACATGATACACATTCTCAAAATATGAGTGCTGCTCAAGACGCAATTAATCAAGGGTTTGAAGTACTTAAAAAGAATGGTATTAAAGATCATGAACTACATGCAATTAGACAAAAAGTTCAAAGAAGTGATAATCAACTAATGGCGTTAATGCAAGTATTCCAAGAATTTGGAATCAATCCAAATCCGTTAATGGAAGCTTGGTTAAAAACATATTAAGAAAAAAGGGCTAATTAGCCCTTTTTTTAACGATTGTGAATATACATAGTAACTTCAAAGCCGAAACGTAAATCAACATATGTTGGTGTTTCCCATTTCATAACTATCACCTCCTTTTTATTTTGGTTTTATCGTAATTGTTATTGTACTTTCTGAACTAGTATCTTTACCTTTGTTTAAGGTACCGCCTGAATCTTTTATTTTAAATCCTATAGCTGCATGTTGAGTACCATTTTTAGATCCATCTGGATAATACGCTAACAACGATACATTAGCTGATGGAACACTTTGATTAGCTTTAACATTAGCTTTTCCTAATTTAAGTCTTCCGACTTTTGGTAATTTTGATATAATAACTGCGCTAATGCTGTTATTATCAATATCTTTAAATTTAAAATCAGATTGAGTAAAATGTTTAACAACTCTTTTAGTTATAGTAAACGCATTAGCGATTGCAGTCGGTGGTTCATTAGCAGAAACCGACGATGTGCTATCGCCGGCATACACGTTATCACTGCCTGACGAAATTGTTCCAGCATCTGCTTTATCAGTATCTCTTGCAATCGGTATATTATTAACAAACACAGTTGCAGATCCAGCTTTAATAGTTTCTGTGTGATTTACACACTTGTCACCTACTTTATGAGTATGAACTTTTATAGCATCTCCTTTTCTACAAACACCAATGTTATTAACAAATACATTAGTTGAACATTTGTCGGTGTTAGTAGTCGCAGTGCATAAGTGACCTGTTGATACTGTATCTTTACCTTTACCTCTTGCAACTCGTGGCATAATATTATCCTAAAATAATATTTATACAATAAGACCTGTAGTAGCTTTAGTGTAAGAAGATGCTGATTCTTTTTCAGTTGGTTCTAATACTACTACCGTTGCGATTGCAATCTTAATTGTTTTATCTGGATCAACAGTAAACAAATAAGGTGCCATTCCAATTCCACCTTGTGCAGCTGCTAATACACGTGGTTTTGAAACTTTAATGTATTTGTCAGTTTCTTCAACTAATGATGCAATTAGTTCTTCGCCTGAAGTAAGTTTAATTGTAACTACTTCGCCTGGTGATACACCTTTATCTATAATCATAATTTGCCTTTAAGTATTGTTGTAATTCTGAAAACCCACCGATGTAATTGCCATCAATTTGAATCTGTGGTAATGTTCTTGCTGTTGGTACATCTTCTAACAGTTGTTCTTTAGTCCAACCTCCATTAGAGATATTTCTTTCTTCAAAGTTAATGTTTTTCATTTGTAACAAGCTCTTAGCTTGCACGCAGTACGGGCACTGGTCTTTCGACCAAATTATTGCTGTCATTTAATAAAATCCTTGTACGGGGTTGACCAATCAATTTTTGCTATATTTTTCATCATAGCACCTATTGCTTGTTGTTTGGCAACATTGATTGCATTGTTACCAATTTTACGTCTTTTTTTCAAATATCTGTCTGAGCGCATCTATCAAAGCCTTTTCGTCTGTCGTAGTCCATAATCTATATGATGGGTGTTTTCCTTCTCTAAGCATTGCGCATGGACATACAGGATCCTCGCCCTGCGGTCCCATGCATGCACAAATGGTTAAATCGTTGTATTCTTTCATAATTACCTTATGATGTTTAAAAAACTGTATTATACAATATTATTATCATCCTGTCAATAATATTGATAAATAAAAAAATGTAGTTCACGATATGGGGATATCTAACTACTCTAACGCCGCGGGAGGCATCAGCAATGATATTTATCGATAACAAATACACACGATTATATTTTAAAATAATCAATCGCGCTAACTCTAAAAGATTGTCTGAGTATTCAGAAAATCATCATATTATTCCAGAATCATTTTTTATTAATCGATCTAGAAAAGGACCTGCCGGATGGCTTAATGGAAACCCAGAAGATTCATCAAATATTGTGTCGTTAACTGCAAGAGAACATTTTATTTGTCATTGGTTACTTATTAAAATGACTACCGGAGATGCTAAACACAAAATGATATTTGCTATAACGATGATGAAACGTAAAGGCACAAATCAACAAAATAGATATAACACTATGATTACTAGTAGAGTTTATGCAATTTATAAGGAACAATCTGCTAAAATAAAAAGTGAGATATATTTTGGTCGAGTGCGGAATAAAACACTATATACATTTTGTCATTCTAATGGAACAGTAGAAACTTGCTCTATACTAGAATTATCTCACAAATATAATCTAGAGCGTTCTAGTATTGCGCATCTTGTTAAAAAACCGTTTGGAAAGCATCATGTAAAAGGATGGTCTATTAACCATCCTATATTAGATACTGCTAGAAGTGTATTATATTCCGGCTCAGGAGGACCAAAGTATGATCATACTGTTTATTCATTTAAACATAAAAGTGGAATAACTGAACAATGTACTAAGTATGATTTATTTTCTAAATATAATTTAGCTAGAGACGGAATATATTACATTTGTAATGGTAAACAAAAATCATCACAAGGATGGTTTTTAGATATCAGGTAACTCGGCGTAGTTAACGTCGCCGCCCATTACTCCTACTACATAATTTACACTCTCCGACTCTTGTAAAGCAGTTTGTTTTTTACTGGGGTCGGAATGTTTTGTAAACCACGGTATAGGTGTTGATTTAGGGGCTATTGCTTTATATTTAATACCAACTTCTTTTAAAGCGTGTACTGCAGTATAGTCAACAAATTCTTTTAAGATGTTAGCGTTAAGTCCAATTACTGGACCTTTTAAGAACAAGTAGTCTGCCCATTCTTTTTCCTCGCGGATCACATCGAGATACATGCTATAAACTTCTTCTTCACATTCTGCTTTAATTTCGGTAAAACGCGGATCATCTTTAATTACTAAATTAATCATGTAAGCAGTCCATTCTTTATGTAACAGCTCATCTTGTAATATAAGTGCAATAATGTTACCGTTACCGATAAACAACTTATTTTCGACCATTGCTAAACTAGTAGCAAACGATACCATAAATCTAAATGCTTCTAATGCGTAACTTGCATGTAGCGCAAGCCAAATAGCTTTAATATGATCTCTTTCATCTACAGGTAATCCGAGTTCTTTTTGACAGTTAAATATGTGTAATTTATTATAGTATCTACCGACACTGCTTGCCATGTCAACAATCGGTGTAGTATCATGAATAGTATTAAATATCTCTTTTGGAACATTATAGATATTACGAATAATATGACTATAACTGCGACTATGAATATTTGATTCATAGAATCCCCAATTAAGCATTAACAGTTCTGCTTCAGGTACACTTACTACAGGTGTAAACACTTGGGTAGGCCCACGTCCTTGTAAGCTGTCTAATGCAGTTTGTCTTAATAAGTTGCTAGTAAATATATGTTTAACCGCATCACTAGCATCTTTGAAATCATTAGCGTCTTTGCTTAATGAGATCTCTTCCGGAGTCCAAAAGAATCCTCTAGCAGTTGCCTCGAACTTTTGAATACGTGGATATCGTACTTCTTCAAATCGTTGAATTGTAACTGTTCCGTCTAGAAACAATTTTCTAGACAGATAGTTAGTTTGTTCTCCTAGGTTATATTGTTCTTCACTCATAGCCGTCACCTGAGTAATTTATACATAACCCGTTTTCTTTATCGATGTAAACACTTAAGATGTCATCGGCAGATAATGCAGCAAGTACCGGGCCTTTAACTTCATCTTCGATTATATAATTATCAGGAACACCCCATAATTTTAATTTTTCTTTAAGTCTTTCATCTAACAGTTCGTCGTTTGTTAGTTCTCTTGTTACAAGTTCGTTCATGTTGTCACCTGTTGTTCTTTAACCTGAATAAAAATAGACTCAGGTTCTTTTTCAAAATATTTGTATAGAGAACCGCATAACCAACCATCGAGCCCTAATTTTTCACAGGTATACCAGTTGCCATGTAGTTCATCTCCACGCAGTTTTAATTTTAACTCATATTGATGAGTTGGGAATGTGTTTTTAGAAAATATGCAAGTAAATCCTGTTTTTGCATTTGGAATATCTCTAACCATAAGATCAATGATTACATCTGCACCTGATACAAACGCTTCGCGAACTAATCCAGTCGACTCGTCATCGAATACCCATGTGCCGTTATAGTTATAAATTGTAATAACGTTAATTGTATTCATAATGCACCTCGTAAGTTAAGTAAAAATATATTATACACTAACTTACGAGTAATGTCAACAATAATTAGTGTCTTACTTGTAATACAAACATCGATTCTTTACTAGTACCAGTAACATCTGAGAATGCTTTAAATCCATATTTCTTAGTCATAAGATGTGATAACGCACGATATGCACCTGGTCTATCGTTAGTGCCATCATTAGATGCAGCAGTGTACACAAGGTACGGAACACTTGGATGTTTTTTAAGCCAATCTAATGTGCATGCAACTACTGTTGATAATATCTGGCGAGCGAACCCTTGTGTATTAAAACCTCGAAACTCTTCATCTATCGAATATTGTAAATAACCATAGTATACATCTTTTGTAGAATCGATTATAGTTGTGATTCGTTCATTAAATGGAGACCTTTGCTCGGCACCACGTCTCGGTGTAGTTGTACCTTCATCTATTGCGACTTCACCGTGATGAAAGTTTCCATCTGGTGTTCTAAATGAAAAGAAATACGAACCAGGTGATATTTCTTTAAATGGTAACGGATTGTTTAAATCAGTTTCTATTAAGTCTATTGACTCTAAAAGTTCGCTTATTAACATTGCTAATCCTTGTATAATTTAATATTTATACAATTCTTATTGTGCTTTTTTCATCTAATGCATACCACGCACTTTCAAGATATTTTGTTATGTCGGTTAATGTTTCTTCTGGAAGACGCATTACCCATTCGTTAGTGTTAACATCGTGTTTAAGTGGTAATTCAACTTTTAAATTATGTCTCATTGAGATTACTAACTTTTTATCTTTCATTTCTTAAGTACTCCTAATGATACTAACAGTAAGCATAATGCAATTAGAATCATTTCAAATTTTAATTGAACATGTTCTACTGTGCGTCTTGTTAAATAAGCAGCCTTCCACTTATAATACGGAAGGCCTCCGTTTTCTATTGCGTGTAAATTAACTAACTGTTTCATTTATGTAGTTCCAGTTTATTATTTTCCATTGATTTTCTAAGTACTTTTTCTTGTCTGATTGATAGTCTAACGCCCATGAATGTTCCCACCAATCAACTAACAATACAATGTCTTTTTTAATAGCATGATTAGTTATTGTTTTGATCTTGCCATCTTTAGCAAGATAGACCCAACCACTGCCTTGTATGCCCATTGCTACTTTTAAAAACTCTTCTTTAAACTTATCAAAAGTTTTATAATGTGTTTCAATTAAATCTAAAACTTTGCCAACTGGTTTGTTTAAGTTGCCAGTTGACTCTTGATATTGTTGGAATAAGATATTGTGTAAAAATACACCTGCTTCATTAAACACAGGATCACCTTCACCTGCATTATAACGCTTTGCGTATGTTTTAGCAAGACGTTCATAATGATAATCTAATGTTGCTTTTGATATAGCAGGACTTAACTCATCCATTCCGTATGGTAGAGGATCTATTTTTAATGATGCAGGTTTACCTTCAGTTATGAATTGCTTAATAAAACTATAGCTCATAGCTTACAGGCCTCGCAGGATTCTTCATCGTCTTCAATAATTGCACTAGGTAAATCAACTTCGGCTTCTTCTTTACTACCTGTTTTATCAATTAAACTATAGTAGAAAGTTTTCAAACCCCAATAGTGACCTAACATTAAGTTTTTAGCAATTAGTGTAGTTGGGACTTTTCTACCTTCAAAGTGTCTAGGTGAATAAAATGTATTTGTGCTAATACTTTGATCTACGTATGCAGCCAATACAGCAGCAGTTTTCAAATAACCTACACAATCAGTTTGTTCCCACATAAGTTGATATTTGTTTTTCAATTTATGATATTCCGGAACTACTTGTGTAAGTGAACCAGCTTTTGATTCTTTAACTTGAATAAGTTGCATTGGCATTTCAATTCCATTAGTTGAATTAATTACAACTGAACTTGATTCTACTGGAGCTATAGCCATTTGAGTCGCATTTCGTACACCGTATTTTTTCATTTCAACACGCAATGGTTCCCAATCAAGTTCTGGTGTAAAATCAGTCAATTCATTAACACCGTCTGCACGTAGTTCCCATGGAAATATACCTTGTCCGTATCGAGTTTTATCACTATCTAAACATGGTCCACGCTCCTTAGCCAGTTCAACCGATATTTCAGTAGTATAAAATGCTAAATGTTCCATCCAGCTTTTAACTTCAGCAAGCATATCTGCGTCTCCGTATTTAAAATTGCGTTTAGCTGCCCAGTATGCTAAATTTGTAACTCCAATTCCTAATGGTCGAATTTCATCATTACTTAGTTTACTGTGGATTGACAGATAATCTTGGTAATCTAAAATATTGTTTAAACTGCGGTGAAGAATACGACAAGCTCTGCGCATATCTTCCGGATTTCTAAAACTCCCCCAATTAATACTGCCTAAGGTGCATAAGGCTATTTTTGGAACTTTACGCACACATTCTTTTTTAATTATTTTCATGATTTATTGTTCTTCCTATACGCCAATTTGTATTTTCTAAAAGATACTCATTAATAGACGATGAGTCAATCCTAATATTAGTGTACCCATCTGTTATCCATCTCCATTTTGAAGACTGTATTGATAACAAACTTTTTTGTGTTGGGCT